GCAACATCGACACCAAAATCTGCGAGCAGTATGGTGCGAAAATCATTCGTTTCAACCATTATCTTTACTTAGCCTTGGGCTTGCGGGGAGCCCGCTTCTTTGGCTTATCTTCAGAGCCTTCTACGCCAACAGCACGATTGGTCGTCGTTGACTCAGATGCTGGGACAAGACGGCCAATACCCATGAGAGACTCTGCAAGCTTGTCATCAACCTCAACTGTATCTCCTACCTTGTGGCTAACGCCTCGTATCACACAACCTTTGACTACTTCGTACTTCATACATCCTCCTTAGAGAAAACCCGCCCCGAAGGGCGGGCTACTAGACTTATGCTCCGTCGTTACCAACTGCGAAGCTAACAGCGTGACGTACCGCAACGTCCATAGACTGCAATGCAACCACTCGTACAGTACCAGTAGTTGATGCCGTATATGGGTCCACGACGAGGTCGAGGCCACCAAAAAATCCAACGAGTAAATCAGCAAAATTACCCATGTAGAGATTTCCAGCAGTGCACTGGTTGGAAACAATCGAACGATAGCCGTTGATAGTGCCACCAGGCTCAACTACGAACTGTGCAGTTCCAGAAGCCTTCTCAGTAGTCTTCAGAGCACCGTACATAGACGCTGGCAAGATGTAAGCAAGGTTGCCCATCAATGCGTTGTCTTCTGCAAGTGCAGTCTCAAGAGTGACTACTTCAGCGAAGGTTGGGTTAGCAGCAGCAAAGTTAGTTACGCTGTTGATGCCAGACGTGTTCAAGATACCAGTAGGCTGGCCGCTTGAGCCTGATCCTTCAAGACCAGCTAAGTCAATCGCAAGAGCGATCGCTGTAGCAAGATCATCACGGATAAGAGCTTCTACGTCCATGCTTGACTGAATCATGAGCTGACGAGTTACATCGGTGAATGCACCAAGTGTCTTAGGTGTCATCGCGATGTTGCCGACAGTCATTTCTGATTCACTCGCCGCACCACCTTCAGAAGCAATCCATGCCGCTGATGCAGCCGCTGTCTTCTTGGGGATACGAACGTCGCCTGACAGACCGTTCAAGGTACGTGCACCCGCCTGCATTACGCTAGAAGCGTTACGCAGTACGTCGATGAAGTCTGCTCCGCGATAATCTTCGCCAAACAAATCTGCTTCATCCGCTGAGTTAAGGTCACGCTTCCAAGTACGCATAACGTCTGTTGGGAGCATGATGCCTTGAGCGGCACGACCGAACTCATTAGAAGCAGCTTCTGAACACTCGAATTCGAATGCGGCAGCTTCTTGAGCGCGACGGTCAGTTGGGTTAGCTAGAGCGTGAATAGCGCGAACGAGAGAGAACTTCTTGAGTTCTTTCTGCGTCATGCCGATGTCCTGCGACTCAAGAGCACGCTCTGAACCGATTACATCCAACAATTCGCCACGGAACTCAGCTACAGAGCGACCTTCAGCGATTGCTCGCTTGGCCATTTCTGACTGATTGTGACGAGCACCAAGCTCAACGATCTGAGCTGCGTCTTTCTGAGCGGCTTTACGAGCTTCTAACTCGATTGCCGCAACATCTACTTCATTTGTCATGGGAGTTTCCTCTTTAACAGTTACGGTTACGGTTTCGGGTGTAGGCTCGCTTGACCGCCCAACACCAACGGAGACATCCGCTGGGATAGACACCAAACTAGCTTCTACTGGACGCCAAGACTTAGCGACATACTTGTCATTGCCCTGACGTTCCATTTTGTTGATAGCGTATCCAATGGATACATTTGCGCGAATGCCATCAACAACATCGTCGAATGCCTCTTTAGCAAGTCCGTTCTTTCCAAAACGCACCGTCGCACGGAGACGCCGTGCCGAGCCATCGAGTTCGACAGATTCTATGATCCCCACCTGCTTTTCGGGGTTGTGGTCGAGCAACACAGGTGCCCTACCTGAACGCAAGAAGCTCAAATCAATGGCTTCCTCAGAGTGCTCCAGTATTTCCATACCGAATGATCGCTCTACAGGCTCCTCAGAGCTGAGAGCCATCTTCACACGGCGC